ACCGTACTGTTGCGCTTGGGCAGGGTTGTAAGCGAAAGTCTCCAACAGTTGCACCAACTGCACCAACGTTTGTGGTGGCTCTGGGTGTACTGCAGGTGTGAAGCCCAGTTCGTTCTGTGCTACCAGCGTCAAAGCACTGGGTACACCAACGAACAAAGCGTTTGGAAATGCTGCCAGCATATCGCTGGTTTTCTTCTTTTTTGGTTGACCGTAGACGGTCACCATCACCGCTGGCAAAGTGTCTGCCATGTTTCCCTCCTGATGATGTATCGAGCCTATGAGACCTAAACCGCATCGTCAAGTTATTTTTTTCAACGAGATACGATTTTGCTACTAAAAAGTTCCGGCCTCTCCGTAAAAACACAGTTTGATACCGGAACATTTCCCATAACGTCCGACACAAGAAGATTCGTTTTGAACCTTCGGCCACTCCCAGTATCCCTCACCGTCACGGTCTAATCGGGCAAGTTCGTGCTCGGCTCTCCAGAGCATCTTAGCGAAGTGTTTATCTCGGTGCGGCGTAGCCGGAACCATAGGGCGAGCCACGGTCCACGGGGGTGTACGCTGAATCAAGTTGAGCATCACGCCACCAAAGTCTTCACCCCAGATCTGCTGACCCATAATGCGGAACGCTGCAAACCCACCGTCGATAGCATACCCGTCAGTAGATTTACTGGCCTGTACTCGTGCGTTGTGCTTGTGGTCCCAGATGTACACACGACCGGTGGAGTCTTGGGTCACCAAGTCCAAACGGCGCGTTAGCGTAAGCGCTTTACCAGAGTCCTTGTGACCAGGGCAGTTAAGGGGTGTGGGTATAATCTTGTTACCGTCGATCGCCTTAAATGATGCAGCGTCAAGAGGTGTGTTCGCATCGTCAGGATGCACAACCCACAAACCCCATTCGTTGTTCTTGTTACCCAGCATCGCCATGATCGGGTACTCAACAGCGACAATGCGACCGGGAGACTCAGGGAACTTGGCCATGTAACGTCGGAAGGTCTCGACCATCTCAGGAATAAACTCTTCACCTTCCCCGTTCTGTTCGACCCATGCGTACACAGACTCTTCGGGTGACATCAACAACGTAGCGTCCGTCATGTATTCATCACCAACGTGACAACCACCTTGCTGACACCCCCAGATTGCGTGCTGGTGTGCCTGCATGACGTGTCCCATGCTACCGCGTGTCAACGCTGCAGCGGGAATCATCTCTAAGTTTAGTCTGCGCTGATACGCAAACAGTTGTGGGCACCGGAAGAATGTACCGATACGTGACCAACCACGCGAGGACATCCCCGCATCAATAAGCATTTTTGTCATTCGTCGTTCAAAACCTTTTCTACTGCTGATGGTACCATATTCAAAGCGCGAACACAGTGTACGTTTGGATGTTTATAAAACGGTACTGAGTTCTTATTCGAGTCGAGCAAGAGACCATCATTCGGCACGACCAGAAACACGGGTTTGTCTTGTGCAAGAGCTGCCCCAATCTCTACGTGAGTGCCATAACCGCCAGGAAGAATCGCGACCACATAGTCTGCGGAGCTTACACCGTTGATCTCTTCAACAGCACATTCTCTCAAGAGCTTTTCCGTTATAGGCAACAAAGGTTGTTCGGCCCAGTTGTATGTGATGTCATGGTTGAACTGTTGCTTCAGGAGCTTGGCAGTTCGGCGAACCTCGGCCTTATTAGAGAAACGTGTGGCCACGTAGAACTTCATTAGATGCCTCTACTCTACAGTGAGTTTGGAAATGATTGAATCAACAATGGGGTCTTTGTCTTCTAACCCAAGTAACTTCTGGTCTAAGCCCTTGAGTTCATCTGCGGCAAGAAAATCACCGATTGGCCCAAACTTTTCAACTAAAATCTCTACCACCCGTCCATCGTAAGTACCTTCAGCGATCGGTACTTTGAGTAGTGTTGCTCGCCCACCCAGCCGGTCGAAGCGTCCCTTCCACTGTTGCCAGTCACCTGGTTTCCAAGGCAGCATGGCAAAGATCGCCAGGTCTGTGGTTTGCATACCGTCTACACCCGTACCCACGCTTTGTCCTGTAGCGACAAGACAACACGGCCCATTGGAATCTCGGTACTGGTCGATGATTGCGTCCTTCTCTGATTCAGGTACGCCCCCATGAATCATGAATACGGGTACGTTCTTTTGCGCCTCATCGCCGCGAGCAACCGTTCGACCAATATCGTTAGCCCAGATTTCCGCTTCTCTCCTACGTGCGACGAATACGACAACTTTACCTCCACCTTTGAGACCTTCAACCGCTTCAGAAGTGACATACTTTCTTTTCCTACTACACGCCTCAGAGAGCCGTGCTTCAATCATCTGTTCACGAGCCAACGGGTTTTGTTTCGCTGACTTGGAGAACCCTTTAATGGCTTGATTGAATGTTTGTTTGTCACTCCATCGTTCGGCACGGTTCAACTCCGTGTGGCTCAAGTATACCACCTGTACACGTGTATCCGGTAGCGCTTCGTGGCTTTCCTTGTATGGAACTTCATGTACGAGGAAAGAACAACGTGCCTTCAGTTCATCAATGTGGCTGCTACCTGTGTCATTCAATCCACCGTACTGACCGGGACGTGCGTTGCAATAGCGCAGCGCAAACTTCGAATAGCTATGGCTGAACCCACCAGGACTAAGTAAATCCAGTTGACTCCACAACCGGCGAGGTCTACCGTCGTCAAGAGGTGTAGCGCTCAACCCAATCGTTGTGGTCACAGAAGGTAAGCGGCTTAGGTCCATGGCAGCAACAGCACGATTGTGTCGGTCTACCTTGGAACTCTTCCCGCCGCTGGCTGCAGTCTTGCGTCGTTCGAACGACACACTGCCATCGGCTTCTTGAATCGCATTCCATCGCTTGCTGCTACCGTGCATGTGCAACTCGTCGAACACCAGTATGCGAGGTTGTACCTTCTTTGCAATCGCCAGGTAGTCTGAAAGTGCCTCGGCACCGATGATCAGGAATGGTCGGTTGCCGTGGTGATAGCACTCACCCAAGTACTCATCGAGTGTTTGGTCGCTCTTCTTGACTTCGGACGAAGGACGCACACGAAACGGCTTAATGGTTGTGTACTCTTGCGTCTGACTCCACCATACATGTCGGGCCTTAGCGGGTGTGACGATCACGACGGGTCCTTGCTCTGCTGTAATCGACATCAGTGTACCCAGTGTTTTACCCGAGCCAGCTGACCAGACGTTGAAAATCCATGGTCGCATAACGGACCAAGCCACGCCACGAAACTGGTAAGGTGTTGCTATGTCAAGAACGTTGGGTCTAAGCTCCCCGTTCTTTACAGCGATCTCGGCAAGCCTGCGCCCCTCGCCTTCCAAGTTCGCACGCGAAAGTGCGGTATTGTCCCAAGGCTGTATACCCTCGGTGTTGATAGACGAGCAGTTGAACTCTAAGCCGAGTGATGCGAGGTAGCCCGTAACAAGCCAAGCTCCATGCAAAGGCACGTAGATTTCGCATTCTGTGATTCCTCCAGCAGTACCCTTCTCACATAGTTTTGCAAGGCGTACACGCCTGTGCCCATTGATGAGACCATAAACCAGCGAGCCTGGAACCCACAGTTCGATGTTTGTCATGTGTTGAATGTCTGCCAGAACAGACGTATGAAACGTGTAGTGTGGTTGATCCCACATGGTTTCCCTCCACTTTGTTTGTATTAAAACTATGCCGCACTGTCAACCATTGATTTGACATACCCCTGTGGAAAGGCTACCGTTGTGGTCTATGGGGGCACCATGAAACAATCTGAATTCATCACATTTATTCGCCAGAACCGCAAAGAGCGGGGATGGTCACTTGCAGAACTGGCGCGTTGGTCGAACTTGACACAACCAGAAATAAGTCGTTTAGAGTCAGGGATACGGTTACCTACTCTACGTCATGTCAAAGGTCTGGCAGAAGCGTTTCACTCGACGCAAAAAGAAGCATTGTCTTGGGGATATCCTGATTGGCTTGCTAAACTCGTTGATCTCGGGGAACAAGCCCGCAAAAACGCGAGAAGCGGGCCAGGTCGGTGGGCCAAGAGAGTGTCTGAAGACACTACTGAATGCCACTAAGGCAAGCATTATTGCATTTGGCGCATACGCTCAAAGTATGTCCACCGAAAAAGAAATATCTTTCATCTACGCACGAATGATTCTAAATCGCATTCAAAGTGATTTGGAATCTGTAGGTTTTGATGACGCTGAATGGCAGAGTTTTTCCGAAGGTTACGAGATGTATATTGGAGGTATGTGCGTTGCAAGGGGTGTAGACCCTGATCCTGCAACAGCCGCCGAAGATCTCATTGATAACTTGGCTTACCTGTTTTCCCAAGCACCAAAGGCTTAGTCCTTAATCGGACAAAACAGTGTACCTGTTGGTCCATCCTCAAGATCTACAACAATGCCCATCAATCCTTGTTCGCTGGTGATATATCCTTCACCGGCATGCCATGCGTCTGGGGATGCGAGCGACGGAAGCAAGTAGTGTCGAATGCCTCCGATCTCTTGAATACGTTGGTGGTGCAAGTGTCCACCAAATGCGACATGATGTTTGGTTCTACCCCACGCATCACGCTGTTCTTTGGCGATGACCGGCCCAAGCTTGTTGACTTTGATAGAGTCGCCATGGGTAAAGCACATTAGTGTCTTACCGATTTCTTGGTACGTCCTGAGATGATGGCAGTCCACAACAGTGACACGGTCGCTCTTTTCGTAGATGGCGCGTAGATACAGCAACAGAGCATGTGCATTCGTGCGATCATGGTTTCCTGCCATCAGTACAACACGCACAGGTGCAGCGGTAGAAAGCAGGTCGATGTGGTCCTTGGCTAACTCAGCACCGGTAATCAGGAGTTCAAGTGGTGACCCGTCTACGTCTACAGGGGTACCCCGTGTTGTTGCTGCACGAAGTCCATCGCAATGTATCCAGTCAGACCCAACGGCGACAATGATGCCTTCGGGTTGTCCAGGTAACCGTGAAATCAAGGACTCTGTGGTGTCCATCAATCTACGACGCGCAATCTTACGGTTGTATTCGTAGCCTGACTCGCGATCCCATGAGCGCATACCCCAGTGAAAGTCTGTGGCACTGGTGACCAACCAATACGGGTCTTCAGCTCGACGCATACGAAGACGCGGTACCGAGTAGTCTGTGGTGTCAGCGATCCACTCACGGAACTTATTCAACACACTGTGTTCGAAGTCCCACCAGTTGCGCGCAGCTTTCTGTGTTTCGATGGCTCCGAGTTCTTCCGTCTTCGTGGCAAGCCGACCAAACTTCAAGGCCAACGCATCTTGTGCCATGTCGTCTACACCACGACGTGCAACCTCTTCGGCGCTAAAGGGCGCAGAATCGTGCGTGATGCCGTGGGCCTTCAGATACCCTACGACCCAGTTGCGGGGCAAGCCTGTGCGACGTGAGATACCATTAAGGCTAACAGGTGCACCGTCCCAGTTGGAGTACCAGCGAATGATGGCGCGGTGAGCTTCACCAGAAGTCTTGACCCATGCCTTCGCCTTGGACACATACGTTCGGTACGTGTCTGCGTCTTCATCGTACTCTATGAGCCCATGGTCAATCTCTACAGGCTCGAACTCTGGATCATCCTCGAAGTCATCGATCTCATCAAGATCTAACTCTTCCAAGTCTGCCAGCATCGATGCACGTCGTTGTTGAATGTAGAGGCTGGATGCGTTGGACGAAGCTGCGGCTGTAGGAGGTGATGTTGTTGGTCCACCTTCTTTTCGCACACGTTCAATCACTTGTTTTAGAATGTGCGTACCACGGGACTTGACCCCATCCATTTCAATGATTGTACGTAAGCCACGTCTACCAAGACGTGCTGTGGCTACCTCATCTCCCCACCGGGTGTAAATTTCTTCTGCTGTCAAGAGTGACATATACTGCTCGGGCTCGGGTTACTGGCATTTCGCCCCCGTTGCAGCGCATACTGCACCAAGGTTGAACGCCATCTGCTGCTGGTTCTCTTTCAACTTGTCTACTGCTTGTTCCAGACGAGCCAAACGATCCTGCATAGCTTCCACTTGAGGCTTTAACCCGTCATAATCATGAGCACTTTTACTTTGCTCTTGCTCGGACATTCTGTCCAAACGATCTTCAATTACTGCCAACTCGTTTGTTGACGCCTGCAAAGACATCCACCCGCTACCCGCAAAAAATACTACGGATACCAGAAAAATTAGCATTTTTGAATCGAAGAACTCTTTCATGATTACGACTCCGCAAGATGCATTTTATACGCAGTGGTATAAATAGCACCTGTACTGAACACCACCAATAGCACAGTCAGTCCACCCAGTGCGCGTTGTGCGGCAGGGCGTTGGTGCCAGGGTTCAGGGCGGGAAGCTTCCTCATACATCTTAGCATAGTGGTCGCGTTCGCGCTCCAACTGGGTCACGTCTAAGAAGTATTGTTGTTGGATAGCCTTGGCCCATCGCTCCGTTTGAAGCAGATCGGCGTAGTCGCTCATAGGTACAGCAATCGCAGAACACTTGGGTTTAAGCGTGTCTGCGGAGATAAAAGTGGTAGGAATCAGCAGGTCTTTCTGCAACCCATACGTTTTGGCGCATTCACCCTCCACAGGATCAGGCACTTCTGGGCGTGGAGGTAAACCTTCACCGTAGGCTGGACCGGTCAGGGTCAGCGCAAGTAGTAGCACAAGGACACGCATCAGTCTTCTCTTCGGCTCCTGGCGTTACCCATTTGAACCAAGTTGTCCACTGCATCCTCATT